TTTGAAGGTGGTATTAGTAGATGGTCTGGATTACTTGATATGGCATTAGAATCTGGACACATTATTAAACCTAGCAATGGTTGGTATCAGAAAGTAGATATGAATACTGGTGAAATTATTGATGGTAAATATCGACAAAAAGATACTAATACAAAAGAATTTTGGCAACCAGTGTTAAATGATGAAACATTTATCAGTTGGATAACAAAAAGATATTCTATCTCTAGTGTAGATGGTATCATGCGTGATGAAATTAGTGAACAAGACATTGATGCAGCCTACAAAAAAGTCTGAAGGTCAATGTGACTGTTGTCACATACCTATTTGGGAAGGCGCCAGGGCAGTTTGTTTTCACACAGATGATCAAGAAGTTTATCTGTGTGAAAGCTGTATCGAAAAAATTTATGGTGAATATGTAAAGGAATTAGTATGAAATTAGAACAGTATGAGAGCATGATTAAACAATGGCACATTGATAGAAATCTTATTGATGGTGCCACTGACAAAGATCAAGTGTGTAAACTTATACAGGAAGTAGGGGAACTTAGCGACAATGTATGCAAGGGTCGTGATGTTTCAGATGATATCGGTGATTGTATTGTGGTACTTATTAATATCGCTGTTAGAAATGGATTGACTTTAGAACAGTGTATGGCACAGGCATATAATGATATTAAAGATAGAAAAGGACGTATGGTAGATGGTATATTTGTAAAGGAAGCCGATGAATGATAGTCTTGGTTTGTGGTTTGCCTGGATCAGGAAAAACTTGGTTATCTGAAAAACTTTGTGAAGGACAATCTAATTTTGTACATCTCAATGCTGATCGTGTAAGAGAAGCAGTGCAAGATTGGGATTTTTCAGAAGAAGCAAGAATGAGACAGGCTATTCGTATGCGAGGTCTTGCATTTGCTGAAGCAATGTTTGACTCTATAGTAATTACAGATTTTGTATGTCCTACACCCGAAACAAGAAAATTATTTGACGCAGACTATACTATCTTTCTTGACACTATTAACATTTCACGTTATAGTGATACCAATAAAGTATTTGTTAAGCCTGATGCAGATTTTACAATTTATGAACATTTACCTGAAAGTGCTATTGAGTTAATTCGTAAAAGGATTCTGAATGAAAGACAGATTGGAAAATATAATTTTAGGAAACCTACTTGATAATGATGAATACTTCAGAAAAGTATTACCATTTCTAAAAACTGAATACTTTTCAGGTATTCATAAAATACTATTAAACAAGATACAAGCGTATTCTGTAAAGTATAATAAAGCTCCTACAAAACAGGCACTGGCAATTTCTATTGAAGAAGATAGAAAAGTATCTGAAGGAGAGCTACCTGCTTTAGGTGAATGGCTTGAAAATAATATGATATCTACTAGTGACCCTCAGTGGTTGCTAGATGAGACTGAAAAGTATTGTAAGGATAAAGCTATCTACAATGCTATCATGGAAGGTATTCAAATCATTGATGGAAGAAACAGTGATTTAGGTCCTGATGCACTTCCTGATTTATTATCTAAAGCACTACAAGTTGGTTTTGATAACAATATTGGTCACGATTATATTCAAAATGCAGACAAACGATATGAATTCTATCATAAACTAGAAGAAAAGATGCCGTTTGATTTGGCAATGTTTAATGAGATTACTGAAGGCGGACTTGCTAACAAAACATTGAATGTTGCACTCGCAGGTACTGGTGTTGGTAAATCTCTTTTTATGTGTCACATGGCAGCGAATGCTATCTCACAAGGTAAAAATGTTTTATACATTACACTTGAGATGTCTGAAGAAAGAATTGCAGAACGTATTGATGCGAATCTAATGAACTTGCCTATCGGACAGTTAAAAGATTTGTCTAAGCAAATGTTTGAAGATAGAATTAGTAAAATTAATGCTAAGATACAGGGTCGATTAATTGTAAAAGAATATCCTACAGCATCAGCACACAGTGGGCATTTCAAAGCATTGATAAATGAATTGAAACTAAAAAGAAATTTTGCTCCTGATATTATTTTTATTGATTATCTTAATATTTGTTCTTCAAGTAGATTCAAATCAGGATCTAATCAAAATAGTTATACTATTATCAAGAGTATTGCAGAAGAACTTAGAGGACTAGCAGTAGAAGAAGACTTGCCAATTGTAACTGCAACACAGACTACTCGTGGTGGTTATAATAATAGTGATGTAGAACTTACAGACACTTCAGAATCATTTGGTCTTCCTGCCACTGCTGATCTTATGTTTGCTCTTATAAGTACTGAAGAACTAGAAAAACTTGGTCAGATAATGGTTAAACAATTGAAAAACCGATACTCTGATATTACACGCAACAAACGTTTTATGATTGGTGTAGATAGGTCTAGAATGAAATTGTTTGACATTGAAGGCGATCCTCAGGAAGGACTTGTTGATTCAGGTAACGATATTCCTGTATTTGATAAATCTTCTTTCGCACGTAAAGGATCTTATGACGAGATTAAATTTTAACATGTTTAAATTTCCTAGAGCTACTAGATTACCAATATTTCAAAGCATACATGATGTTGATTGGAGTAATTTAAAAGTATTAGACTATGGTGGTAATCACGGCAATCTTTTAAAAGATGGAATTGAGACTGGGCAAATAAAACCAGAAAATTATACTTGTTTAGATGTGGATAAAGAAGTTGTTATCGAAGAACAAAAAAAATATCCAGAAGCTAACTTCATAGTATATGATAGAAAGAATCCAGTATACAATGTTAATGGAAAAGATAGAATACCCTTTCCATTTGATGATAATTCTTTTGATATAGTTTGTTCTTATTCACTACACACTCATTGTAGCTATGAAGATTTTATTTTTGATTTAGCAGAAATGAAGCGAGTATCTAAAACTAATGTGATAATGACTTCTATTCTTACAGTTCAGGATCATGTACTAGATGTATTAAAGACTAAACGTTATATGGATTATGACAATGTTCATATTTCTTGGGAAAAAAAATTACCTCTAGAAAAATATAGATATTATATTGACGCTGATAGGGTGGGTTATTCTTATGATGAATATCCTAATAAATGTGATTTTCTTGTTACTTGCTATAATAAAGATTGGTTGAAAGAACAACATCCTGAAATAGAAATACTTGATCCGTATTCTGAGTTTCATCAATCAATGGTTGTTATACGTGGATAGGATATATCGTTCTTATATAGAACATATTGTTACCTGGCATTGCAATTTAAAGTGTACGAATTGCAACACTGGGTCTCCTTTTCAACCTCATCGTAACGATGACTTGTCGATATTTGTGCGGGATCTAAACATCATTGGAAAATATGTCGATACACCGTATATAAGATTAGCAGGAGGTGAACCCACATTACATCCAGAAATATTAGACTACCTCAGAGAAATTAAAAAAGCAGGATATAAATCCAATATAGCTACTAATGGTCTCACACTTCCTCAAATGCCAGATGAATTTTTTGATTTGGTAGACCTTTTTTCACTATCTGTGTATGCTAACAACAATATAAACTATGAAAAAATAATAAACAAGTTAGAAGAAAAAGGTGCTAATTGGAAAAATGTAACCGATGTTGATAGTGTGCTTAAATTTGAAGCAATGCAAAAGTTTAAAGACAGCTATAAGTGGCATGAGACAGGCACTTTTGTTGTCTTAGACAAATACAGCAAAAATACCGAGAAGCGAGTGCAAGAAGTATATACTCCCTGCTTACTAAAAGAAATGTGTCATTCTTTTATGAATGGAAAGTATTACAAATGCAACATTTCTGTCACTAAAGGTCCTCAGTATGCCAATATGGGAATACCCACTGAATGGGACTTTGCTAAAGAAGATGGGTTTGACTTCACGGGTGACAATGAAGAAGAAATAATGGTAAACCTCAGAAATTTTGTGTACGGCGAAGCACATAAGAATCCTTTAAAAGCATGTTACTATTGTGAAGGATCTAATACCTCATACAATGTTCCTCACGGTCAATACAGTAAAGAAACAATAAATGAAATAATTGAACATACCAGAGAACATAAAAAACTGGATGACATAAATAGTACGTTCCCAGTAAGGATATCAATAAAAAATATCTAATAGCATTGTGACACACAAAAGAGTGTAGATTTCAAGATAGGTTCGTAAGTGCTTGATTCTTTGTTAAAAAACTTTATATGAATCAAGCACTTATTTCACTCGTAACTCATTGATTTATATAGTAAAAGAAATTTCAAATAATGCTTGACTTTTTACATTTATTGTGCTATGATATACACATAAACACTGAAAAGAGAACATTATGTATACCGTGACTTACAACTACTACAACTATGCTAGCCAGAGCAAGTCCTTTGACACCTACGTGGCTGCTAAGGGTTTTTTCAACCGCATCAATCGTGACCGCCGTGTTCGCCGTGTTGAGTTGATCGCTCCAGAAAAGAAAATTGAAGAAACTTCAAATAATGCTTGACTTTCTCGAAAAACTTCTGTATAATACTTGTATAAACTGAAAAAACAAGAGGAAAACAATGACTGACACTATTACCACCTGCGAGTTTTCTAACGTTTCAACTTATGTTGACGGCATCAATGCTGGTCGATGTGTTACTGTAGAAGACGCAGCAATTGAATATGCTGACGAAATGTACAGCTACATTTCAGATGCATCCAAAGAAGCTAATGGCTGTCGCTATCGGTTTGATCATACAGGAATGACTTTTGCCCAGCTTGAGGCTGAATGTGATTACTGGAGCGCACAGGCTCAGATCACTATTGACGAAGAAAGAACTATGGCAGACCAAGTAGTAGAAGAGTTTAAAGCTCTTGTACAGCAGACGATAGAGCTGGGTGCAGGTGATGAAGTTACTGCACTGCGCTGGTTGACTCAGGATCAAGAGTTTTATAGTGGTCAATGTGTTGAACATTGGGTATACAATCAGGGCGTATTGTTTACCCCTTACGGTAAGGCATTAGTCAACCAACTGCTTGATGTTGTTCAGTTCAAAGTGGATATGGCAGCATAAAAGTTTAAAAAGTGCTTGACATTTGTTTAAATAGGTGTTAGAATAGTATTAATGAATAGTAAATAGTAATAAATTTACTGTTGTTAAAGAATTGGTACAAGCTGTACTAATAACGACCAATCGTGGTCATTTTGTTTATAATTTATATCATGGAGATATATATGTCTAGATCAACAACTGCTACTACTGCTACGACTACTGCTACCACAACTGCGACTCCTCGGGTTTCTCAAAATACTAAACTTTTGAACTTCCTGCGATCCGGTGCTTCAATTTCAGCAGGTCAGGCGCGTGGTTTGTTTGGTGTAACATCACTTGGTAAGCGCATTAGTGAACTCCGTTCCGATGGGTATCCAATTTACACAAATGTTGCTAAAAACGGTGCTACTGTTTATCGCCTGGGTACCCCAAGCCGAGCAATGGTTGCAGCAGCGTATCAAGTTGCTGGTTCTTCTGTTTTTGAATAAGAACTAGTTTAGATATAAGTCCTGGACATGACTCTAAACTGTCCTTTTTTTATTGTTAAAATTTTAAATTACAGAAAAATAATAATGGATAATTTTACCGAATTAAATTATAAATTTAATCTTGACGCCCTCACTAAAGATGTATATACTGTCATTGAAACTACGGGATGGGGTGACAAAAATCAAATTTGTTTAACTCACCCAGAAAATCAAGAATCTTGGTTTATCGGATCAGGTGGTTTAATTACTACTAAAAATTTTACTGTAATGAATAACTTTCTTATTGGAAGTTATTATGAACAGGTACACAATACCATCAAAAAAGACTTTCCTTTTACCCGTGTTAGGTTAATGAATCTTGTTGCTGGACAATGTATGTCTTTACATACAGACACCCAACCACGAATTCATATTCCTATTGTTACTAATGAACAATGTTTAATGATCATTGATAATGAAGTAAAGCATATGCCAGCGAAAGGTAGTGCTTGGTTGACAAATACTTTAAAAACACACACAGCACTAAATGCAAATCTTACCATGAATAGAATTCATATTTTATTTGATTTAATTTAATCAGGAGTATTCAATGCATATTGATAGTGAAATTAAACGTAAAATTTCAAAAATAGTCATTGCAAGTAAAAGAACATTAGATCCCAGTTTTAGGCAATATTGGAAAAACACTGCCAACTCTTTGGTGACTAAATACAATGTAAGTATTTCTGAAATTGAAAATAGTCCGGAGTATCATAATGAAATTAAAACTAGTAGCTACTACTAAAATCTATAAAAATATGGGTGGCATGGATGTTCCCATGTGGCGATGTGTTGGCGGTGGAGAATATATTCTCAAGCGTTTCGATGAGGAGCCTAAATGGAAAGAAGTTGGAGAAGCAGTAAATTCTTTTCAACATATTCTAGAAGGAAAACTTGCTATAGATGTTAAAGAAATTTATGGTGGGTTTGAACTCTATGATAATAATTCTTTAACTCACAGTGAAAACTTTCAGTTACAGCATGGCGGAACTATTGATTTTCCTGCTGAAGATGCAACCATTATAGATGTTTCTGAGGAAATGAATGGTATCAAAAGGTTATAGATTTTAAAATGTTATAAATACAAGCATGATTACATTTAAAAAATACCTCACTGAGGCAACCAACGAAGACCAATTAACTCACTTAGAACATGTGGAAGATCATTCTATACACAGTGGTTCTAAGGGGTTTGCCCATGCTTTTCATACACTAAACGGTGTACATGAAAGTTTAATAGGCAAAGCAGGCGGCACTAAGGTTACCATGAAATATGATGGTAGCCCTTCAGTTGTTTTCGGTCATCATCCAGAAACAGGTAAATTTTTCGTAGGCACTAAGGGTACTTTTAATAAGACTCCTAAAATAGCACACACTCCTGAAGAAATAGAAAAGAATTACGGTCATTCTGAGGGATTGAAAAAGAAAATGCACGCCGCTTTAGAACACTTGCCTAAGATAGTCCCAGACAAAGGCGTTTATCAAGCAGACATTATGCACACTCCTGATGATCTTCAACATGAAGGTCATCGAATTTCACACAAAGCAAATCTTATCACCTATCATCATAAATCAAACTCTGATGAGGCTAAAAAAGCAGTAAACTCAAAGATTGGTGTTGCTGTACATACTTCATATGAAGGAAAAACTCTTCAAGATATGAAAGTAAAACAAGCGCATGTTCCTGAAATGAAAGACCACGCAAGTGTACATCAATTTCCTATGTTTCATGAAATGGAACATGTATCATATACACAAGCACAACAAAAACAATATAAAGAACATATGCAAAATGCTATGGATGCTTACAAAAAAGCACCTAAAGAAGCATTTGAACACACTGAATCACATGAGAATCAGCATGGAAGTAGTGGTGCTGCAATCTCTGCTTATATAAATAAGACTGTTCGGGATGGTAGTAAACCTAGTCATGGAGGTTTTGTAGATCACCTTAAAGAAGTTTATGCTAAAAAAGCAGCAAGTGTAAAAACTGACGCTGCACAAGCAAAACATTCTGAAGCAGGCGTTAAACACATAAAGAGCATAAACGCAAGTCATATAACACATGTGTTTAATATACATCAGCATTTGCAAAAAGCTAAAAACGTATTAACTGACGCATTTAACTCGCATCATATTCATGGGCACGAATTTGACGGGCAAGCAATAAACCCAGAAGGATATGTTGTCCATCACAATGGCAGACCTTCAAAATTTGTATTGAGACATGAATTTAGCAAAATGAATTTTGCTGCCAGCGAAATGAGGAAACAAGGTGATGGCAAATAAACATATTGTATTTACTTTTGGTAGAATGAATCCTCCTACCACGGGGCATAGTAAACTAATCAATACTGTACATCAATATGCTCAAGAAAATGGGCATGATCATCAGGTTATTGTTAGTCATTCACAAGACAAACATAAAAATCCTTTGTCGTCAGAACACAAACTCCATTATTTAAATCACATTCATCCCAATGTACACTTTGAAGCATCTTCAAAAGAACATCCTCACTTTCTTGCACAGTTGAAAAAATTTCATCAACAAGGATACAAACATGCTACAATGTTTGTGGGTTCTGATCGCGTAGAGGAAATGAAAACTCTTGCTCAAAAGTATAACGGACCTAATGGTGAATACAATTTTGATAGTTTACACATTAAGTCGGCGGGTAAAAGAGATCCTGATGCTGAAGGTGTAGAAGGAATGAGTGGAACTAAAATGAGAACTCATGCTGGAAATAATGACTTTGATAAATTCAGAGAAGGGTTGCACGAAAAGGCATCAGATCAACATGCTAAAAAATTGTTTGACGCAGTAAGAAATGGAATGGGATTAAAAGAACAACAACAAAGATTATCATTCGGAGCATTTTTAAATGAACAGAGAAGCAGTTTTCAAACAACTAAAAATAGATGAGGGCGTTAAGTATGAAATCTACAACGATCACCTCGGATTACCAACCTTTGGCGTCGGTCATCTTGTCACAAAAAACGACCCGGAATTCGGAAAACCTCTTGGAACTCCAATCTCTGAGGAAAGAGTCAGAACGTGTTTCGATAGAGATCTTGATACTGCCATCTCCGAATGTGATAGGTTATACGAAGACGGGGTCTTTAGAAGTTTACCAGGAGATGTCCAAGAAATCTTGGTTAATATGATGTTTAATATGGGCAGACCTCGCCTGTCAGGATTTAAAAAGTTTCTTGCTGCTGTTAAAGCAAAAAACTTTAAAGAAGCAGCAAAAGAAGGAAGAGATAGCCGTTGGTACGATCAAGTAAAAAATCGTGCTGAAAGATTGATGTCTTCTTTAGAAAAAATAGGTAATTAACATGAATGATAAAACAGAATTTTATCAACACGCATTAATTTCTAGACTCGCATATAAAGATTTAACCCCAGATGTTCTTAAAGAATGGGAAGGTCTGGGATTTACTTATGTAAAGTTTTTCAGTATAGAAGGCGCTCAAGCATATGTCTTAGGCAATGAAGAGAGAATTACCATTGTGTTTAGAGGTACTGAACCTAAAGAAAAAAGTGATATAATTGCCGATTTGAAAGCAAATCATAATAAAGGCTTTCATCGTGGATTTTATCAAGAATATAAAAAAATAAGAGTTGCTATAGATATTGAACTTCTTACACAAATATCAGAAAAAATACGACCCATTTATGTAACAGGACACAGTTTAGGTGCAGCAATTGCTTCTATATTCTGTTTTCATCATTCAGAAGTAGCTGCACTCTATACGTATGGGTGTCCTCGTAATGCATCTTGGTCTAAATCTAAGGAATTGAAAGTTCCACATTATCGCTGTGTAAACAACAACGATATAGTTCCTAAAGTTCCGCCATCAATAATGGGTTTCAGTCACCACGGTGAATTACATTATATTAACTATTATGGCAATATTCGTGAACTAACTACATGGCAAAGAACAAAAGACTCTTGGCGTGGTCGTAAACGTGCTTGGCAAAAAGGACAAAAGTTTGATGGAATATATGATCACATGATGGATGAGTATTGTTCTTGTTTAGAGGATAAAGATTAGTGTGGGTTATATTAATCAGATCAGCAGTTACTAGTATTTTTGGTTCTGCTTATGGTAAATGGTTTTTAGGCACAAAAGCGGGAGTTTTATTCCAAACAAAATTAGATTATTTTATGGAATACCTTTCTTATAAATACGATATTAATATAACTAAAAAAGAAGAAAAATGGCGTTCTGATTATCCTTTAATATCGGAAAGAATCGACTCTTTAGAAAAAAAAATTCAGGAGCTGGAAATGCAAAAGCAACAACAACAAGTTTCTTCGCCAAAGACACAAGAAAGTCAAGCTAAAGATAGAAAACATAATCAATAGGTAGATTTAAAAATGCAAACTTTTAAAGAGTGGCTAACAGAAGCTGAAAATATCATGGAGCGTGGTGAAGACTCCAAGGGTCATTATCGTGCAACAGAAGATGGCGCCGGTATGACTCGTAAGGGTGCTAAAGCAGCGGGTATCAAGACTGCTGTCACAACTCCTCCTAGTAAACTAGATCCAGATGGTGAGGCTGCTGGTCGCCGTAAGTCATTCTGCGCTCGTATGGGTGGCATGAAAGGTCCTATGAAAGATGAGAAAGGTCGTCCAACTCGCAAAGCTATGTCGCTTCGGCGCTGGAACTGCTAATGTTTTTGAAGATTTCAATTGGTCTAGTTTTAGTTATAATCATAATGGCATTTGCCGGACGTTGGTATTATAACAGTACACAAGAAACTTTGGCGCAATTAAATCAAAATATTGCTACACTGAGAGCTAATCAGGAACAATTAGAACAAGCAATTGCCACTAGTAATGAAACAATTGCTAGACAACAAGCAGACGCAGTACAATTTGCTGCTGCCAATGATCAACTTAGAGCATCTTTTAATGAAGCTGAAAGATATCAAGATGAATTGGCTAGAAAATTAGCAAGTCACGATTTAACTAGATTGACATTGCAAAGACCTGGTTTGATTGAACCAAGAGTAAATAACGCAACATTGAGACTTTTTGATGAATTGGAAACTATTACTGGCAAGCCCGCTTCTACTATTGCTGACTAGTTGCATGGGTTTTAGTTTGTTTGGAAAAAAGGCGCCAGTTGTCCCTGAGCCTATTGTTGTTACTAAAACAGAATATTTGTATAGAAATATTCCTATACAACCAAGACCTAAACATGTCACATTAAATGACATAGATTTTTATGCAGTAACAGAAGAAAACTTAGACGAATTTTTAGTAAGATTTGGTGAAGAGAACGGAGCTGTTGTCTTTTTTGCAATAAGTGTACCTCATTATGAAAACATTTCCCTCAATATGGGAGAGCTAAGAAGATTTATAGAGCAGCAGAGTGCTATTATTCTGTACTACGAAGAAAATGTTAACGTAAAGCCGGATCAAAATGAAGAGCAGACTGAAGAAGATACTGGAAATTAAAAAAAGAATAGAAACCAATTCTGAAACCGCTGCCTGTGAAGAAACACAGTGTTGGGACGGTTGGAAGAAAAAAGGTACTAAATTAAAAGGAGGGCGCCTCGTGAACAATTGTGTTAAAGAATCTGGTTTACTCGGCAGATATTTGCTGCACAAAAAAAATTATGATCTTGCAGCAGACACGCTTTCATCATTAATGAAAAGAAAAACTGAGCGTAAGCACGGTGTTGAATATTATGCAGCTATTGTAGCTTCAGGTCATACTGGAGTTAATACTCGTGATTTAGTTTCTCACTACAAAAGCAAAAATAATATTAAAGAAAGTGAGTATAATGACACTGAAGAAAAAAATGATATGGCACATACGCAACTTCATTTTATTTCTTATGCTTCTGAAAAAATCATGAATTTGATATTGAGTGGTGTTAAAGTAGAAGAATGGTATCAAAATAAACTTTCTAAAGTTCATTCAGATATGGAGTCTCTGTACGCTTACATGGAAGGTACTAGTCGCAAAAATACAATGGGTGCCACAGACGAAGATATGAAAGAAGATTTGCGTAAGTGGTTTGATAAAGAACACCCTGAAGGTGATTGGAAAAGAATTAATAGCAAAGGTGAAGCGGTTGGTCCATGCGCGAGAGAACCTGGTGAACCTAAACCCAAGTGCATGTCAAAAGAAAAAAGAGCTTCTCTTAGTAAAAAAGAAAGAGCATCTGCTGTTCGTGCTAAAAGAAAACACGATCCAGATCCTGAAAGAAAAGGTGCGCCGATTAATGTATCTAGTGATGGTAAAGGAAAGATAAGTGAAGATGATATTGATTATATTACAGGATGCCCTTTACTTGAAAGACTGAATCCGAATGATGGTATGGGAACATATATAAGAGACTTTGGTAAATCTGATGCTCCTCAATTTAAAGGAGCTTCATCATCTCAGCGCCGAAAAATGGCAATTGCTGCCTACTTGGGTGCAAAACGTAAAAAGCTGGAAAAATGAAAACACTAAAACAATTTTTAGAAGCCATAAAATATAACTCTGACATGGGCGCCATGGATTGGGGAACACCTGCTGGCACTGAATACATGAAAGATGTTACACCTGGACAAAAGAATTCTAAAAAAACTGTTGCCAAATTTAAAGAAGAAACAGAAGCAGCAGAAACAAAAACTGAATATAAAAATGATAATGCTAAAAATGCTGAAATATTTTATGTACAACCATTATCAAAAGATGATATTGCTGAAATAGAATATGAATTAGATTCTATGGACGAAGAAGACATGGAAGAATATGGTTTCTTTGATGAAGATGACATTGATGATTCAGACTCCATTGTTGATTGGGACGATTTTGACATGGACGATGTTGACATTGTAGATAAACAAGGTCTTGATGAAGTGTTGTCAATACAAGGTAGAATGAAACGTAGATTCAATGCCCGCAAAAACAGACAGAAACTCAAAGTAGCAAGAGGTATTGCACTCAGACGCGGTGCAGCACCAGACCGTTTGAAAAAACGAGCAACTCGCGGCGCAAGATCAATGGTGTATAAAAGACTGTTGAAGGGTAGAGATAGGTCTTCTATGGCACCAGCAGAAAAAGCTCGCCTTGAAAAACTTGTTGGTATGTATCAACCTCTTATTCAACGATTTGCTGTTCGTATTTTACCTAAGATGCGTAAAATGGAACTTAGTCGTATGAAAAGTAGATCAAATAGAAAACCACAAAAGTCTAAAAAATACAAGGCAGCTTCTCCAGTTAGATCCAGCTCACAAAAATCTGTAAAATTTAAAGTTAAAAAATAATTATCTTTAAATTTATTGCTAAATTTTTCATATTTTATAATTCTATAGAAATTATAAATTATAAATACTATTATGGAAAAAATAGAAAAACAGAGATTAGAACAGTTAGTTCGCCTAGGCATTGTCCCTAGCAATAAACTTCCTATATTAGTTCAAGGTTTAGAAAACCTTAGCATGGGTAAACAATTATTGCCAAATGAAAGGGAAGTAATATCTAAGTATATGGACAATTTGACAAGTATTATGTTAAATGATACTACTGTTTTTAACCGGGCAAAATTACATACACAAAAATCAAAATATCAAACGGAGGAAATCACCGTGAATAATGGTGTTAAAATCTTTGACAATCCTGAAGAAGAAGAGCAACATAGAAAACAAACAGAACGTAAACTTAGAGTACGATCTGCTGATAAAAAAGAAAGATTTAAACTTCTTCCTGCTGCGGTAAAAAAAGAAAAAAGAAAAGCTGGATTGGATGAAGATTTATTAGCAATCAATAATACCTATCAAGCAGTGTTTGAAGCTGCATTAGAATTATACGGTGTTACCAATATTAGAGATTTGCCTGAAGACAAAAAGGCAGAGTTTTTTATTGTTGTAGATTCTGCCTCTAGCGATAATGACTTGTCTGACATTGAAGAAGATATGAAAGTAAAACAAGCTGTCGGTATTGCTTCAGATAAACGTTACAAAAAAGGTAATATGACTGGTGCAGTAAACGCCATTGAAAAACTTAAACCTGGTTTGTCAGATAATCCTCAAGTAAAAGCAGTCCTTAAAAGACAAAATGAAAATGTTGAAACTGACATTGAACAACTTGATGAAAAAAATGTACCAACAAGTCCTGAAAAATGGGCACAAGCTAAATCACAAGCTAAAGCTAAGTTTGATGTTTATCCTTCAGCTTATGCTAATGGTTGGGCAGCAAAAAAATATAAAGAAATGGGCGGCAGTTGGAAATCAATGAAAGAAGAAGTTGAACTTGATGAATCCTTCAATGTAATCGCAACGCACGGAAAAGTAGAAGTGCGATCTCATCCTGGTGACAGTGAAGGAAATCATATATCTATACATAAGAACGGTAAAGAGGTTGCTAGTGGTGACTATGACTTCTATGCTGATTCATACTTTATAAGTCATCCATCGCTTGGTAAAGGGCAAAAA